CGGACTGAGCGTATAAAAATGGTGAAAATCAAGTTGCTCTGTAGATCCGCAAATATAGCACTCAGTGCCTTTTTCATATTTATTTTTTGCTTTATCTCTTATATATTTTACGATGTCTCTTTTAAGATCCATTTTTATATTACCGAAAGTATAACTAATTTGAGGTTGCGAGTCAAGAACTATTTTTTAAATGGTATCATTAAAACCCGCTGCTGCTTATTTCAAAAGAATAAAGTGCATATCGTAAAGCATCCGCCATGTGCGATGCTCGATTATGCTTGGGCTTTTCTCTTGCAAGGTTTGGATTTGCATCCCATTGATACTGGTCTAGTGAACTGAGAGTTTCTTTACAAGTCTGGTCCACCATTAGCTTATCGTTTTCTACGATTCCTGCAACATGTGCAATTCCATCAAGTACGGATTTTTTAGCGTTGACAGTGGTGATGTCATAATTTTGTGCAAAGTCAAATCGAGTTTGCTGAGCAGCAGAATCAATATAGATAAAATCAATATCCCACTTATCCATAAGCGCTTTGATTTCAGTAGCGTGTTGTTCTGTTGTTTTTTCTGCATCAAGATACTCGTCTAGTAAGTAGTACTTTTCTTCGTCCCAATCGTAGCCAATAACACAAAATGCTGTTGGGTCTCTGTAACCGACATCCAGACCAGCAAAAATATCCATTTTGTGAGTCTCCATTCCATCACGGTTGAAAGTACAGTCTTGGAAATTAAAGTTCCATATTTGTCCTTCGTATGTATTAAAATCTGCTTCGTATTCTTGTCTAAACTCAGCTTCGGACATTGACTTTCTAGCTTCCTCAATGTCTGTTTCCGAAACTCTTGGGTTGTCTCTGAAAGTTGCTTTAATAGAGCACCATTCGGGAAAATCATCTAAAAATCCTCTGTCAAAGAACTCGGCGAACCAGTTGTTACGGCCGCGAGGTGTTGATATAAATATTGCTTTTGAATTATCTTTGTCAAGAGTCGGACGAAGCGCTACATTGAAAGCATCCTTTCCGTCAGCGAGCGCCGCTTCGTCAAAGATAATTAAATCGTAGGATCTACCTACGCAAGAGTCTACCTGATTTACTGATCCCATGCGAACCGTGGAACCATTAGATAGCTCAATGACCTTGTCTTTTGCATTATCTCTCACTACTTCCAAATCGAAGTGTTTGATGAGATTTCTTTGTAGATCGAAAGATATTTGCGAAAGAGAGTAGTTGGGGGACATAATGAGAATGTTGGAAGAAGGGACCAAAGAGACTAGCTGCCCGATAATATTTGCTATATAAGTTTTTCCTTGTCTCCGTGATACTGCTGCACATACAAACCTATATTTGGGATTATTGATGGCGTTAATAATTGCTACCTGCGAAGGAAGCGGTGTAACACCAAGTAACTCCATATAGTCTGATACAGGCAGTTTCAGAAACTTATTATCCATTGGATAATCAAACAAATAATCTGCAAGTATATCTTGACGGCTAATCTCTATGGCCATTATTCTTGTTCCATTGATCTCGTTTTGCTGTAAAGGCGACAGGCTTCAAAGTCTGTCAAATTTTCATCATTTTCTTTTGGTTTATTCCGAACACTCTTCTTGTATTCTTCAATAAATGCCAGTATATCTTTAGTATCTTTACTAAGATTTAGATGTGTCATTTTTTATTCCCTACTGCATCTGCTGCAAAAAATGCTGAAACAAGTACAGCGATTGATGCAAAATAAGTTGGTGCTATATCTGCAATCAAGTCCGCTGCTTTTTCCAGCCCGAATAAAGAAGTACAAAAAATGCCAAAAGGATAAAGTAAAAGACCAAACAAAGAAAACCAGGCCATCTTTCGAATAGCGTCACGCTGAGCGTCTTTGTCTTCGAGTTCTTTTCTTTTAAACTCAATGTACATTGCATGTTCTTCTGGAGTAACTACTCCGTCACCATTTGAATCTGCGGGATGATACCCTGTATTTTCTTCGCTCATTCTTCTTCCTTGAGGATAGTCCACAGTGCGTAGACCACTCCGCCCCAGGCTGCCATTTCAGCAAGACCTCCAAAAAGTATTACAGCTCCACAAACACCTAAAATTACGAAGCCATCCCAACTAGTTCTTTCTTTGAAAATTCTAGACCACATGAGTTCCTCTCTTTTTATGTCCGTTCCAAGCTACAAAACCTGCGGCTGCAAGAGCCCAGTATGCGAGGTAATTCAAGAATTTAAAACCATTCACTTCGATACAAATGTCACGAAACAGCTTGTCTGCCTCGCTCTGAGTCATGTGGCCGATATTATTACCGTCCCTCTGCATCAGAGTAGCATACTTATAAGCATAGTCGTGGACAAGACCGCCCATCAACAATACTCCAGTCGGAGAAAGCCACATTGCCAAAAACTTTGGCACTGATGCTCCATCAAACTGAAAACCTGCAGGAATAACATATTCTTTACCCCCTAAACTAAAATTGAAGTCGTCACATATTTCCCACTGACGAACGCCCATCAACCAGTGCCAGATTCCTTTCCAAAAACCTTTGTCTTTTGTAGGAATCGGAATTGGTTTCATATGTGGCATTTCTTCAAATTCAAAACCTACACGGTGCTCCCCCTGGCCGTCAAACTTACTAAAGACGAAACCTATCAATACGAGAACTATAAAAACAGTCCATTGCCAAAAGCTTAAAGCTAAATCAACTAACGTTTCCATATATGGTCCTTACTTTTTCTTTTTTGAAAACTTTGCAATTAACAACTTTATTGCTACAGTTAGAGGCCAATAATGTAGCCCGTCTTTCTTGTGTCCTAGAGCTTCCATTTCTTCCCAATTTACAAACTTTCGTGTCCAGTTATCTGCCCATGCATCTCCATATCGAAGAACAGCGTGACCAACATTATTTTTTGTAATTACTCTACGAATCTGAGCCTGGAAAGTAAATAGCTTCCACCAGAACTTTAACATGGATTTATCACAAATTAACCACAATAACGTAAGAGCATAGTCTTCACAATCACCTACATGCGGATGTTCCTTCATGATTCTCCAGTGGTCTTTTGAGGCAAACTGATCTAGGTCATATTTATATGCCCATGTCGAATTTAACTCTCTTACTTCTTTTTCAAACATTACCACTTTACCTTATCCGCCCAGTATGCTGCTGACATTTTGCCTTTGGCAATATTCTTTGCATGACGAGCCTTGAAGCTAGCACGTTTCTTTTTCATTGCTTCGCTTTCGCCTTTCTTCGGCTTACCCGCAGTCTTCGCACCTTGCTGTCCAAATCGAATGGTCTTAACTTTTTCGCCAACTTTTGCTACAACAATATGTGACTTTTTTGGATGCCCTGGAGTACGTTTGGGTTTGTTAAAACCAGATACGCCCGCTCGTTTTACTGCAGGATGCTTTTTTCTAGCGCTTTTTCTTTTTGCCACGCTTCTTTCCTTTGTATCCACTTGCATAGATAGCTTGAGCTTGTTTTAGAGCGTCTTTCTTTTTTCGATAAGTCTTTCCAGACTTACCCCATTTATAGCCCCCTTTAACTTTTCTTACGGGCACGTCGATTTCTCCGCTTTTTCTTTCTCCTTGCCACTTGTCGAGTTATGCCAGGAACTTTGGCTATACTTATCCCAGCCATTACTTTTTACCTCGTCTTTTTCTCCTCTTGACAAAAGTACTTACATTAGTAGGTTTGCCTCCAGGATTGCCTGCTGCTCTTTTTCTTCTTATTGCAGACTTTCTTTGAGCGGGAGTAAGTGTGGCAGCCTTACTCGCAGGTAAGCATTTTGGATATTTTTTCTTGCCTGCTTTATCTCTGCCACACTTCTCAAAACCACCGCCTTTTTTGGGACGAGAAATGTCAACCCAGTTCTCTCCGAACCATTTTGTTAAACCTCCACGAGGCTTAGCCATTACTTTCTCCCTCAGCCCTTTTTACGACGCTTTTTCATGATTGCTTTTTGAAGTGCAGGCGGCAACTTCTTCTGAGCAGCAGTTAAGCCTCCCATAGACTTCTTTTTGCCTTTGCCTTTGCCCTTCTTAGCGGGACGACCTCTTTTGCTTCCGTAAGTTCCTTTACCTCTTGGCATTATTTACTCCCCATGCGGTATTTACCGCCTCGCGCTTTATAAGTTTTTACTAACCATCCATTGGCATATGCAGATGGATAAACTTTGAAACGCCTTTTTGCTTCAGCCTTTACTCTCGAATAAAGTTTCTTATTCGTAGGAACAGGCTTCTTTTTAACGGACCTACGCTTACGCGCAGCCATTATTCATCCTCACATTCGCAAGGATCGCATTCGCAGTCTTCGCACTCTTCCTTATCGGCTTCTCCGTACCAGTTTGAACGCTGTAAAACTTCTCCTTCTTCCCAGGCTTGAGCCTCTTTTTCAGAAGAAAAATGTTTTAAACCTTTTTCAGGGTGAAGCCCCCACCATTTACCGTTCTTTTCATGAGCCATTAATATCTCCTAGTTAGCGAGAGGATTATCAAGTACGGTTTGAATCTTTTTATTCAGCCGCTCCTCAAGTGCTTCCATTGCGACCCTGTTGTCGCTTGCCAGACTATCGCGCTTTGCGTCGAATCGTTCTGTAGCCTTATCGATCATGTCTTTGACTGATGCATCGGACTCTCGAGCCATGTCTTCAACACGATCAACATTCTTTTCCATCCGATTAAAGTCATCCCGTAAATCATTTTTGATACTTCGTGAATAATCAATGGCTTCATCAAGTTTAGTTTCAATTACAGCATTTCTCGCTGCGATTGCATCTACATCAATATTTGCTACAATTTCCTTCATGTCCATGTAGTCTTTATAAAATTCAAATGCTGCCCACGACGCTCCACCAAGACTTGAAAGAGCAGTGAGTACAATCATCATCTTTCCGCCTCGGAAAGTCATTCCAGCAAATTCAAACTCAGCCATTATTCCCCGTTCTCAAACTGAAGCGAGCGAAGATTTTGTACCTCTGCTTTCAGTCTTTGTACTTCTAACCTTTCTCTTTCAAGAGCTAGTTTGTACAGAGTGTTACAATTTATACGTTCCTTTGGCTTATCTAAAGGAATTATAATTCTGGCGTAAACGCCTACATCTCTCGTATCTCCTCTATTATAATCAGGAGATACTACATTGTATTCGGCTTTATCTACTAATCCTAGTACGCCGAACTCAAGATTTGTAGAAGCTCCGATCGCATTTGAACAGTCCATGTCTCCATGACGAAACCTATCTGACTGATAACTCTGAGGAGCTTGTGGCATCTGTAAGTTTACAGAATCTCCGTGAGCTTTTGGAATATTAAACAGTACTAAAAGTAATATCCAGAAAAAAACTCCTGTTCCGATATAAATTTTTCTCCCTTTCACGGAAGCCTCACTTAATTTTTGAACAAACCTTTGACGATATTACACTTTTTTGCGGATTACCTTTTTCAAGCATTGATCGAGTGCATATATAAGTAACTTTGCTGCTGCTTGGAACGAAAATTTCAATATCCCGTCTTTCCATGTATTCTAATCTAAATATTTGTTCGTTAGTTATAAAAGGCACTGGGTTCCATTCTGAATCAGTTACCTCTACTTTGTAATACTCAACATCTATACGTCCATTCCACATTTTTACTTTTGTTTGGTATACGTTTGGAACGTAAGATTGTTCTAGTTTTGGGTACGTTGGTATAAGCTCATGGGCCATTGCTGGCCCACTTGCTACCAACAGGAAAAACAACAAAAATCTTTTTAGAGCGGAATACACTCAGCCTCCACTACAGCAGTATACTGCCCAGCAGGAAAAGATTTTGTAGAACCATAATCTGCAGTAGAAGATACCGTAAACCAAGTACTTCCAGAAACAGTTAGTTCATATTCGTGTGAGTTATTATACTCAACTTTATTAGTGTCGTAATCTGACATATTAGTGTCTGATACTTCCGAAACTGTTACATCTCCAGTCCAGGTAACTACATCGTCAAGCGTAGGGGATGAAGTAAACTCTTCGGGATGATCAATTACAGCTTTGTAGTAGTCTGCAACGAGTACATCATATCGAATAATTGGCTTTACTCCACCAGAAGAGGGTGCGGTGGTAAGTTGGTAGGGATTCGGGTTACCATATACTCCAGGCGTTTCTGACACAATAATGCACTTGGAATCAACACTACCGATAATTTCGGTACTTCCGAAAGCCCCTGTTGCTAGCAAAGAACTTGCTAAGGGTATTACTAATTTAAAATCCATCATTTAGTCTCCTGTTGGCTTTTCTCATACTGAGAGTCAACCATCTGCTGATGAAGAAATTGTTGGGCGAGGCTACTTCTTCGAGCTTTTCTATTGTCCTGTACAACTCCGCCATTCAGGACTATTTTTTCTAAGTATTCTCCACCTTCGATATCTGAATAATATGAAGTTGGGAGAATTCTTGCTGTTAGTGCTAAAGCCAGTGCTTCTGCTACGGGGTCAATTAAACCTGGATTACTGCCGTCACCTAATAAAGTTTCTAAAGCATTCTGTACTGCGTTTTCTCGCTGTCGTCTTTTTCGATCTTCTTCCTCTTCTTGTTCGTCAAGTCTTGCTTTTTCTTCCAACTGCTCCAGTACAAGTTCGTCTTGTAGGGGATCATAAATTGAAATCTCTGGTACAACAATCGGCTCTTCGTAGCCTGGACAACTTGGATCTGACTGTGGGTCGAAACAAGTGTCATACTTATAAGTGTAAATTACAGAAGGATCTACTACTGATCCTTCACCATTCACTTCAATAGAGCCAGGGCCCCATAAGTCTGCGGAAAGGTTTGGAAATACAAAAGCTTTATTTATTGTATTCCCTGGCAAGCCTGACCAATCATCCGCGTTTCTAAAGATATAACCGTTTCCATCTGCGTACTCATTTTGCACGTAAACAATCATATCTGTTTCTGGGTCTTTAACCGCTGTGTACTGATACACGAGACCGTTTATTTCTAGTCCAGCTTGATCGGGTAATATATTTGACATTACCCAGTTTAAGCCTAGCTGTGCGGCATTATTTGTAGAGCCGTATACTTCTTCAGAGTAAGAATAAGAGGCCTGCCACAATAGCAACAACCCCGCTGCCCATGAGAGTCTTTTCATTCGCTGTGAACTCCTTCTTCTCTGCCTCCACAACTTCTGGTTCCGCTTCTGTCTCTACTTCCCAAGCTGCTCTTGCTTCCTCTCCGATCAATCCATCTTTTGGACATGGAGTTCCCGCATTCATCATTGCATCAAATACGCGCTGGTCTTGACACATAACTGATACGGCTGCTACTTTCATTCCCATATCATATAGAGTTTTTGCGTTTTTCAACATTTCACAGTTATCGTCTGTAACCTGTGTTCCTGTTGATACACCAAGTATCTGAGTCTGTATCGCACCTGCTACACCGAATGTACACAAGTCGCTATTGCTTGTATTAATTGTTGGACTAATTGCAGAGGCTGGCGGTGACTTCAACCGTGTATCTGTTGTAGTAGTTACCGTTGACTCTGTTATAATCGGCTCAGTTGCAGTAGTTTCTTCTCCAAAAGCTAGTCCTGCGAAAAAGAGTAAAACTAGTCCTATTACCCAGCAGTTAAGAGTTTGTATAAAAGTATACACAAACTTATCTGCGCTATTTTTCATATTTACCCCATAGTTGTTAAAATTGTTACTACTAGTCCCGCTAAAAATAAAATAATCGCCCCGCCCATTGACATTTGTCTGGACATTGCTTGATCAAGTTTTGTCTCGATATCGTCGAGTCGATTAAAAGTGGTTTTCCACCTCTCTTCGCACTGTACTTCATGTCGAGCAAACTCAGTTTCGATTTCTCTTAGTTTATCATCCATTGGTCGCAAGTAATTTTTCCATGAGCTTTCCATAATTGCCCTGGCCGAAAGGTACACCTTCATTAATTTGAACGTTTGTTTGACTCTTTATATTACCGGCCTGAGCTTTTTCAAGTTCTGCTTGCGCCTTGATCTCGTCCATTCGCATTTTGTGGGCCATTTGTAATAGGTCAGCTAAGTCTTTGCTAGAGTAAACTCCTGTTTCCTGTGCTTCTTCTAGTTTGGATGCAATCATTTCATCCAATACAGTAGCTATGTTGTTTTTATTACGATAGCCCAAGTCCAAATAAACGGTGTCAATGTATCGCTTGACCTCACGTTTATTCAGGACTTCGACCACTTTATTTTCTGGAACGTTTAAATAGTCGACTACTCCTCGAATGTTCCCAAATTGAAGGTACGAATTCGCTATTTCGAGTCCCTCTGGAGAAATTGTCGTTACTTCTTTAGCCATAATCGAAATTATACTTGGACAAGGATCAAAAGTCAAGAAATATTTTTGGAAGGTGCATAAAAAAAGAGCTACTCGCTAGGCAAATAGCTCTCTTTCGATGTCGAGGATGTAGGGGCAGCTATGATATTTTAGCTGGCATTTTCCTCTTGGTTCTTTTTTGAAGAAACAGTATACCCTTTTGCTTCCCACTCTTCAATGGTTCGGCACTTGCGCTTGAGACGAGTTCCAGTGACGGTCTGGACTTCGACTCGTGCGCAATACTTTCCTTCTTCGTTAGCTTTTGCAACATAATCTGTAGGATCTACAAGACCTGAGGCGAGAGCAGCGAAAGGGGTTGCGAGTAAAGCGATAATAAGGGCAAAGGGTGCAACGAGTTCAAGTATTACTTTTTTCATTTTCATTTTAGGTAAGGATCTCCTTTAATCCAATTTTCCGTGAAATCTTGTATGATTTCGGACATATTATAGGGCAGTTTAGAAAGAATGTCAAGAACTTTTTTTCTCAGCTTCACAAACACTTGTTTCAGCATATTCTGGGTTATACTTTCTCCATACTTCGCATTCAAGGATTGAATCAATCTCTCCCTGTATGCTCTCGTAGTATCGCTTCTTTTTCCAACTATTCAAAGGCTTCATTCGATATTCGCACCAACTTTCCCCTCTTGAAATGCACGCG